TTTCACGACGTCGTATTCTATTTTGTGGCCGTCACGAAAAATTCTTTTGAGCTGTGGTTCGGGGGCTGTGTCGGGGTAGCCTCTATAAGAAAAGGCTATGCTGGCAAGGCATTGCTGGCCAATGCCAGACGCACCGATGTATTGCCGTGGCGTGCCACGTCTTTCTTCTCGGTACGCTTCAGTTATCAGACTTGTTATGTCTGGACACCCTGTCCATTTGTCCATTTGCCCTGTCCATTTGTCCATTTAAAAAAGGGGGCGAGCTACCAAAGGTCGGGCGCTGAGACGATCTACGTCTGGCATACCCACAGGCTCTCACCCCCAGTTCGACATCCCATTCTGGGAGGTTAAAATGGGATGTCGTCCTCCAACGGCGGGGCCACAGGTGCTTGGGCGTTCTGTGGCGTAACCGATGGTGATACTGTGGGGACGAAGCCGTTTGGATCAAAGAAGCCTTTGACCTTTGAGCCAGTCCTCGTCTCTCCGTCTTTGATGTAGCTCTCCGAAACGACTAGCACGCCTGTCTTCATGCCATTGATGCTGGCAATCCCATGCTTTCCGATATTGTCTGGGTCTTTGTGACCGCCGAATGTTAGCAGAGCTTTAAGCTGCTCACGTCCAATGCGGGTAGCAACTTCAGACGCAGGGATATGTATATTGAGATAGGCTTTGATGCTGCCCATGTCATTGTTGTCGTTTAGCTCGACCTCAATGTATTTGCCGCCAGACTTAGTGTCGCTCAGCGCAGCATTTCTCGCAGTGCAGACGTAGCGTCCAGCTCGTAGCATAGTCGAAGCGCCTGACGCTTGGACGCCGCCTAGATTTAGTTTGTCGAATGAAAAGCTCATGCTGTTTCCTTGGTTAAAATTTTCTTAAAATCTGCGTCGGACATTGCCATCTTCTTAAACAAGTCGACCACGTTTCCTGTCGTCTCAACGGGAGCAAGACGCCGCTTCTCGTCACGAACCTTGCCCTTCCAGCCCTTCACGTCGTCCGTAATTATGTAGCGAATGACTTGCTGGTTTCCTTGCTCGCCAGCCGTGGCACGCACGCCAGCAAATACGTTGTCAAAAATCCCCGGCAGTGCTTGCTGTACTGCCTTCCCGTCGAGAAACGGCCAGTGTTCTGTGTTACCGTTTTCGTCTTGGCTCTCTTTTGCAAGTGCCGTGACCAGAAAGTGCATAGGCATGTCACGGATTGCCTTGCACGCCCCGATTAAATTAGCTGAGTGCTTAGCCCACGCCTCAAAGCCGTTGGCGTTTTTCTTGCCTTGGCGTTGAGCCTCTTCGTCGCAGTCGTGCTGAGCAGATTTCAGCGAGTGAGAGGACAGTTCCGTAAGGCTGTCTATTCCCACCCACTTATAACCCTGCGCCTTAAACTCTGGCGTTTTCATCCAGCGAAAAATATCTACAAACGAGTAGTCACCAGACGTCGGGTCCGACTTACCTTTCCAACTGTTGAACGGTAAGAAGTCTATGTTCGCAGAGCGGATAGATGACAGGCCGCTCTCACCAGATATGATGAAACCCTTGCCGTAATAATCCTGCAAGTATTTAAACTGAGTGGTTTTTCCATAGCCATGAGGTGCGAAGAACAACGACTTCTGAAAGCTAGTCGTCTCGTCTTTTGTGTTCTGTGGGCTAAACATTATCCACCTCTATAACTTTAATTTTTGCGGGGCCGGGGGTTCTGGTAAGCGCAGGGATTATCTGCGCCTTGTCGCTGTCGTCGAGGTTCTGAAACAAACGCTTGTTCACAGTAAGTTTCTTTTTGACGTGGTCGGGCAGCGTGTCGGACGTCATAAACAAGTCCTCAAGGTACTCGGCGTCCCACGTCCACCGCTCGGTGCGATTACATGTGACGGTCATACCCCCGACATCAATCGCCTGTTCACCTGACATCATCGGGAACTCGGCAGCTATTGTCTCAATCAGACTAGCGTGTGTCTCCTGTAATTTTTCTAAGGTAGACGCGACGTGCTTGTACTCTGCGACGGCGGCGACCAGCGCAGGGCTGGCGTTGTTAATTTCTTTGGCGGGTTCTGTATCCCAATCGGACATTGAAGTCTCCTGTAGAAGTTGAAGTAACTTTCCCTTTCTACTCCAACACATATCGAGACACAATAAAGAGGTGTCGTATTCTGTGTCACAAACGTCACAAGATATGTAGACGATATGTACAATGGGCATTAGTGACAGGGGAGAAGGAGAAAACACATGGCAATAAAATTCAACGCTGCCCGATTGGTTCAAGACTGTGGCGGCGTGAACCACGTAGCTGAGCTACTGGGAAACACGAGGACCGCACCATATCGGGCGATCCGCACGGGCTATGTCGGCACGCCCACAATCGCACGACTTCTTGAACACTACCCCAATCTCAACATCAACGAATATTTCGAGGACGCAATCAATGAACGGCAAGAAGCTGACTGAACATGACCTAGATAAATTTAAGTCTCGCACTTACACGGCTGCTCTTGAAGCATGTGACCGAGGCTGGAACATAATGCCTTTGTCGCTGACATCTAAGACGCCGCTGCTTGGGTGGATAGACTGGCAGACGACACGAGTGACCGACGACATGATAGACGATTGGTTTACGGAAGGTGTGCGTACCAAGTCGGGTATAGTTGTAAAATATTTTAACATCGGTCTGATTACTGGTGAGCTGAGTGGTGTCGTCGCAGTTGATTGTGACAACGACGACGCCATTAAGTTTGCCGAGAAAAACGCGATGACTACACCGTACAAAGTCGTGACAAAGAAGGGCGCTCACTACTACTTCAAGCACCCGCGACAAGGCACGAGGTTTGCCAATAAGGTTGGCGGCGTTGGCCGTGACTGGCCACAAGTAGAAGGCCTAGACTTTCGTGGCGATGGTGGGTTTGTCGTTATGCCCCCGTCGATCAAAGTAAAAGATGAAATCGTTGAACACGAGTACACATTTGAAACAACCGCTGACTGGGAAGACCTAGACCTTCACCCTTGGAAGGGCGTGGCTACTGAGGCTGGCGATGAATTTTCTTTCGGTTCACTCGACCTGTCAGGTGTAGGCTTACACAACCCCGAAGAATTTGTGAGCATCTGGGACCAGACGAAGGTGCGTGTTGCCCACCTTGGACGCAAGCTCCAAGACGGTGACGGGACCGACGCACTCATGGTTCGTTACGTTGGGCAGAAGGTGAGGCAGGGTATCATTGGCGATACTTGCCTCAAGGCTGCGCTCGATTTTAACGACGAGTTTTTCAACTCCGCTGGCTACGACCCCGACCAGACGAAGCGTTGGCTTGAAACTAAAGTGCGCAGCGCAATCGATATGGACCGTCGCAACTATCCGTCTGATTACGACAGCGATGGCCACCGCATAATCCAAGAGAAAAAACCTCTGCGACTTGGTAGGCTCAAGCCCATACTGGGGTCGGACATTGATCGACTGATCGACAGCATAGGCGAGACAGAATACTGGTGCGACCCGCTCATTCCAGCCGCCACGATTACTCAGGTCGTGGGTTATAACGGACACGGAAAGAGTTTCTTTTTGCAAGCACTACTCACGTCGATGGCTGCTGGAAAAGAACAGTTCGGACCTTACGAGACACGACCAGCCAAGATTTTATATCTCGACTACGACAATCCAAGCCGCACCATACTGTATCGGTTTAAGAATTTTGTGAAAATGTTTGGCGAGACGTCAGACAAGTTCAACATGTGGTCGCCGTCACTTATCAACGCAGAAGACGGCGGCGAAATGGTGTTGTCTACCGAGGAAGGCTTTCGTCTACTGGGTGAATGGCTGGAAGCAATCAAGCCCGACATCGTGGTCATCGACACCGTGAGAAACGCTTTCGGTGGGCTGGAAGAGGCAAGCGCAAGCGAGTGGTTCAAAGTTAATCACGTAGCTAAGTCCATTCGTAACAAGTTCGGCGCGTCTGTCGTGATGGTTCACCACCGCAATAAGCCGGGAGAGAATGGCCTTGGTCGTGAAGCTGGCAGCACCGCTCAGCTCACCGACATTGATACACAGGTCATGGTGACACAGGTGTTCCAGCGCAAGGCCGACGCCAAGGCAAAGGCTGGCCTGTGGGACGGCGATCTGGAAATGTACGACGGCAATGGAAAGTTGTGGACACCGTTCGGGTTTCTTGAGCAACGCCTAAAACCTGACAGCCGACTGCGCATGGTGTCTCAAATAAGTTTCGGCAAGGTCAGGCAGACGACAGAGCTACACGAGACGCACTTCATAGGATGGGCTGAGAGTTTAATTGATGGCTCACAGTACGTCGTGTCCACCGCATCCATGAAACAAAAAGCTGCTTACTATTCTGGGCAAGGCATGTCGGTTGAGGACATAAGCCGCAAGCTAAGTCTGCCTGTCTACGAAGTTGGGAGGTGGGTGTGAACGCTTATAGCTCTATAAGTTCTATTAGTCTTATGCGGGAGGACAGTGCGAAGCAACTGTCCTTGTTTGAACAATTAGAACTATTAGTACCTTGCGACGCTCACGCGATTATAAATACTAAGGACGTTCATTCGTCAATCCCATTTCATGTCACAAACCCCATACCCGACACCCCCCTTGGCGGGGGTGTCTCCCGCATTGGAGGTGAAAAACCTATGCGATCTGTCCGAGCTGGCCTCTCCGAAGGCGAGCGGGACTTATTGGAATATATGCTAGACCACGACTACACCTACCGCGCAATGGCTCGACGATTTGGCTGCTGCTCTGATACTATTAAGCGCATTTTAATCCGAGAGGGTCTCGCTGAATTTAACGGCGCGAAATACGCGATCACCGCTAATAAATCCGAAGTAGATAATTGGGAGCGCCCTTGCATCAAGTGCAAGTCGACGGCCTCTCGACCACGTTGGCAATACGTCTGCAACAAATGCAAAAGCCCAGACTTAATGGGCATCCCCGACGACTGGCAGTTTAAATAAACAGGAGAGCCGACGTGAGTAAACAAAAAAGAAAAGGCGACGGCTACGAGCGAGAGCTTGCCAAGTGGTTAGACCGACGATTGTTTGGTGGCGAAGGCAAAGTCACACGCGCACCCCTATCGGGAGGCGGGTCATACATAACTGGCGGTGGTCGCGCAGACTTAATCGGAACGCCCGACTTGTGGGTTGAAGCCAAGCGCACAGAAAAGTTCCAGCCCTACCAAGCAATGCAGCAAGCCGAGACAGGCATACATAAATCCGACACGCCAGAGATGCCCGTCGTGATGCAGCGTCGCAACAATATGAAAACCCAAGACAGCTT